CCTTCTTCTGTGTCGGGCATTTCAAAATTGTCAATCATACTACGCATAACATGATCGGGGATATTCTTACCCGGACGACTTGCTAACCGGCGAGCTAACTCTTCCGGCTCAGGTGTTTTAAACACTACTGCGATATGTTCATAGTCGGGTAACATATTGAACTTACGAGCACGAGCTTTGACACCTGTACTAGTTTGATCCCATATAATGTCCTTACCTGCTTCGCGGGCTCGAACTACTTTGTCAGCCATTAATTTTACGGCCGTGGGCATATAGTCGTCAAATACTTCACTGTAGGTAGAACATACTTCCTTTGCATAGTCTTCAACGAACTCGTCTGTAGATACAACTACACAATCTACAGCCCAATCTTGATTTTTGATCCATGTGCTTTTGCCCGATGCAGGCACTCCGACCAATTGATAACATTTTGCCATTAATCTACGCTCCTAAAAGTTCGCCAATCATCTACGTTAGGCTTTTCATCTTCGTCATAGTACCAACCCAATGCCTTCATCATACGATGTTTGACTAACAGATTAGGACTGCGGAAACGTCCGGTGTCATCAAAGCCCATCATGACTCCAACTTCACATACTGCACCACTACGGCAGATACCCGCAAAACAATGTACAACTACATTCATGCGATTGTCCTTTGCGTGTTGCAGAAGTCGAACCAACTCATTAGCCTGCTCTTGACTGCATCTCATGGCTTCGTCAAGAACCTGATCATTTTTTTCTACATCTAGAAATTCAAAGTTGTGAATCTCTTTGAACTTGTGTGCAGGTACAGGACGCCAACTGGCTGGATCAACAATACTGATCAGCATACTATTCTCGCCGGCTTCGTGATGAAACCTCTTGGGTATGTCATCAGCGGCTACGTTTTCGATCCACGGCATAGAGTTCTCCTTTTCCTTTATTATAATCCCAACCTTGTCCGCCAATGGCTTTCCAAGCGTCCCATTTCTTTGCTTCTTCTTTACAGCTTCGAGGTTGGCCTACACTGCCTACTACTGCATTACACATCTCACAACGATAGCTGATACCGCTTGACTCGTCAAACTCTGCAACTCCGCCACAGGGCAGATACATTGTTTGATATTTTACATTGTCTGCATATACAGTCATTTTAACCTTTACTTTTGTGTAAGCATCCAATTGAGCACATCGCCCATAGGAAGTAGTGCAATATCACGGGAATATTTTGTAACTGGACGAGCAGTTGCACCGCCATCCCAAATCATTAGCCTTACTGTGCCGCGTCCAGAATTAGCAGGGTGCTCTTTACCAAGACTTTTAACACGGTAGATGTTGCTGTAGAATACAACAAAGTCATCCACTTTGAGCTCACGGCCAATCATATCTTTGATCATGTTGTCACCAATGCTACTAATCCGATGTATGTAAGAGCATGTAAGAATTGGTCTAGGCCCAACAGCCACCAAAACTGTTCATGTGTAGTCGGACCCCATCCTAACTTCTTATTAAGATTCATTTTGGCCCAGTCAATATGATAGTGCAAGAATGCATCGATTAAGCTCAAGTAGATTGCAGCCATAGGAGAAAACCAAACAAAGCACAACCATGTACCCATTCCGTGAAAGGTGGCGTGTAGCAATCCGCCAGGGTGTCCGTAAGTACCTTTGTTGCTCCATTGGTAACGAACTTGTAAGGGAAAGTCTACAATCAAATGTTTTGTAAACAATGCTAAGATTAACCAAAGGGTGTCGTTCATGCCTAACCTTTCTAATTACGATGAATAATTATAGCGTACTTTTACCAATTTGTCAAGCCAGTAAATAATAGCATGTCTAATCAAAAGACCCGCATTCAGCATAAAGCAGACGATTTGTTTGAGCTCCTGAATTACTATGAATATCCAACTAAGGGCGAGACATTGTGCGCCCAGAAAGGATTATTAATAGGCTGGATGGCCAGGTTAGCTTCAACTGACTATATTGTTGCACAGGAACTCGAAGCAAGGCTGAATAGGGCTAGGCAACAGAATTCTTCTTCAAAAGATACATAGTAACTTCTGAGCCTTCTACTTTAACAAGATCGCCCGGATATTTGTTACTGCCACTGTACCATTTACTGTTTGCTCTACCTGCTTCATACACTTTAACCATTTTAGGATTAAGCTTCTTCACTGTGCCTAGCTCTAGGCTGTTATGACTAGGATAACACACTGCATCCCCCACTGCCAACATTCGTCCTAGCTTGTCTCGATGTTCTGGTTGCTCTTTTGCCATATTAAACTCGTTCTCTCTTCATGCCGCCAATTCGGCTAGCCTTGTTCCAGTCGTAAGCAACACCGTCTGGGCACTTACCATCCTTCACGCTATCCACGCCAAACACTCCGCAGACTTCGAAATCTGGGCCTTTAATAGTCACAAAGGCACCCACAGTTTTGGCAAATGCCATAGCTTCGTCTAGTGTTGGACATACATTAAGTGTAAATCCTATTTTGCTTATTACCTTATACATATATACATTATACTTTCTTTTCAACATTTAGTCAAGAGAAAGCCCTACCGAAGTAGGGCTTGTTTGGAGCGGGTACCGAGAATCGAACTCGGATGTATTGCTTGGCAAGCAATCAGGTTACCTTTACATCATACCCGCTTATCTTATAAATTTTCTCATCAGCTTTAGCCAGTAGTATTTAACCCCGCGGAACGATGGAGGCCAATCCATTCCAAAGCTAGGAGTTATTTCTTTTGGGACATTACCGTATGCTTTATCAAGCGTTTCTTTTACTTTCATGTCTGAGCCTTTTATTTAACAGGATAGAATTTAACATAGTGCTACCGTTACACCAAACCTTTCGGCTACGGAGTCGAACCGTTCCCTTACTTTTTCAGAGTATTGTTGTTTATTGTTTGCTGTGACTATCCTAAAACTAGCAGGATGCATTTTACTTTTTTGACCTGTGTGCTGCCATTACACTACTAGCCGGAATCGAACCGGACCTCTGGTTTGGATTATTAGTAAAAGGTTGCTGTTAGCATCCTATATTTGGATGCGGGTCCTGGATTCGAACCAGGGATGCACCGAGCTTATGAGACTGGTGTGGTGGCCTCCCTACCCGCTATATTCTTTGCCACACTACTTATCCTATTATACACCGTGTGCCATGGTGAATTCTTCTTTTGTATTTATGGTCGGTGTGACACGATTCGAACATGCGACCACTGCGTCCCAAACGCAGAGCTCTACCAGCCTGAGCTACACACCGATTAAAATGGTACCTGGTGTCAGACTCGAACTGACATCGTTCTCCGTGTAAAGGAGATGCATAACCTCTCTGCGCAACCAGGCAAAATAAAACTGTAGTAAGCCTAGAGCCAATATCTAAGCATAGCCGGGATGCACCGGGGAGCCTATGGCTCAGATTGGCACTTGCATCTCTACAAAACTTGGAGCGGGGTAAGAGAATCGAACTCTCAGCATGAGCTTGGAAGGCTCAGGTATTACCACTATACGAACCCCGCATACTTTATTAAAACATACTCCCAACAAGTGTCTTACGCTTGTTGTACCGTGTGTTATACACATTCCCTTATGCTAGGCTCCCCCGGGTTTGGGCTACATAGACGAAGAGTATATTTTAATAAAGTGTCTAGCTACTCACACCACATGAGCCCTAAACTGAGCAGTTACTCTGTCCATGACATTTTCTTCTTCTGGAAAGGCTATCAATCCTCACCCTAGGCAGTTTCCAGTATCCCTTAAATAGGGACTGTGAGGTCAGGTCCTAGCGTACCCCCTGTTCTATCGTTTCAGGGACGCTATTTCGTTACGTAGAAATAGTAAGACGGGTGTTTAGCAGGATAGTTGCTGCCAACTGTTTTACATGTATCAGCGAACATGTTTGATAGACTTGAAGTTATCTCTGCCCATCAGTTTGATACGGGTATTAGCCGTTAGGGTTTGCTGTGCCTATCCTATAAACTTGGTGCCGGAGAGATGATTTGAACACCCGACCTTCGCTTTACAAGAGCGCTGCACTACCACTGTGCTACTCCGGCGTCTTCTTACTTAGCTTCAACTAACTTCTTTTCATTGTATTCTTGCAACTTGGCCTTGAAGGCATCTTCAGTTAGACCGTGCCAACCAATGCAGTTGCCAGTTGGACTACGGCCGCAGCCGCAAGTACCTTTTTTCATTTGTTCCACACTAGGTGACATAGTTTCTTCCTTTAAATCTCTACTAAAAATTGCGTCCCAACGTGTGTCCCATTCTGCTTGACTAACGCTGAACGGACGAGCTCTTGAACCTTTTGACATTATCGAACCTTCTTAAGATATTCTCTACCAATCTTACCTGCTTCAATTTCTTGAAGTGCAGTAATAGTAGGGCTATTAGTTCCCATGACCTGTTTGGCATGACCACGACGCAGTTCGCGAACTCGAGCACTGGCAATCAGAACTAGATCAAATCTATTGCCCACTGCTTCAACACATTTGTCTGTGTCGATGTTTTGTGGGGAAAAAGGCACTTTAACAACTTTAATCATCTACTACTTTCGTTGGTTTAAAAATTTGGCTCCCCGGGCAAGGATCGAACTTGCGACCAACAGATTAACAGTCTGCTGCTACTACCGCTGAGCTACCAGGGAATATACTTTACTTTG